CTTGAAGGATGCGAAGCGTTTCGCTGACGCGGTCAAAGGTGCAGTCCCCGACGCAATGTTGGCATACAACTGTTCACCGTCATTCAACTGGCGCAAGTCAATCCCAGGCGATCAAGAACTAAAAGATTTTCAACGTGAGTTGGGTAAGATGGGATTCAAGTTCCAGTTTATCACACTTGCAGGATTCCACCAGACTAACTACTCTGTCTTTGATTTCGCAAACCGATACAAAGACGAAGGTATGTACGCATACTCGTTGTTACAAGAAGCAGAGTTTGCCGCAGAGTCACGTGGATACACAGGTGCGAAGCACCAGAGAGAAGTGGGTGTCGGTTACTTCGATGCCATCACCACTACATTGGGGTCTAGTTCAACTGCCGCGATGTCAGGATCAACTGAAGAGGACCAGTTCTAATGTTTAAGAGTATTGGATTTGCAATTTACGACCTTTACAGATATTTCTTTGATTTGAAGATCAATCCGCTGAGACACATTCCTAACGAACTTGTGCAGTTTATTCTCATGTTCTACTTGTCGGTGATGTGGTCAGTAGTGTTCACCTTCTGGGCTGGATACACTTGGATGTATGGAATCTATAGTGTGGGTGGTCACCTTATGGTACTTGGTGCATTCTTTATCACCGTTGCTATATTCAGCGATGCTGAGAAGAATGGTCACTTGTGGGTACAGAGGAGTAAGTTACCCGCAGTACCGAAACGCCGTATTGTTTGGGATGTGGAGAAGGAAGGATGATTGAGATTGCGGAGTCGCCTATTTCCAAAACAGGTAACTCAGAGTGGGATGACACTTTTAACGAGTGTTTTTATGAAAACGCAAAAACCGTGATGTGGCCACATAGTTGTATGCATGACGGTTACATATATGTCGCACGAGGAGAAGAATGTTCTTGGTGCGGTGGAAAAGAAGAAGACGAACCACAGGGTGAAAATGTTGTGGTCCCTATATTAAAGCTGTGAGGTAACAATGCCAATTAAGTACAAAGAAGATAGTATCGTGAAAGATCGTATGACATTAAAGGTCACGACATCACGTTTCTATGTAAAGAACCTTTCGACGGAATCGTTGTGGAATGAGTTTTTATCATGCCGCACACCTAAGTTGAAACAAAAGTTCCGTAACGAATTAGCGAAACGCAAAGTCACCCATGAAGAGATGGTGGAACGGGCAAACGCTTGAGTGTAGGAATGTTGGGTATTCTTGCGGTCTTTTTGTGCCCTATGGTATTTGGCGGTATTACGATGTACTACTGTCACAAAACTATACATAAAGAGACACTAAGACGGTGGGGTAAAGATGAAGTTTAAAATTGTGTACAAAAATGAGAGCGAGTCTATATTTCCTTGGAGGTCTCGTTTTCGTGGTGTAGTGTTATGGCCATATATGATCATGCGTCCACGTAAGTATGCTACAGGGTCAGTAGCACAATCAGAATTAATGACACGGCGATCTCTTGTTAAATTATATCGACATGAGTTGCAACACTGTTATCAAATAAAAAAGAGGGGTGTTGTCATGTTTTATTTGCGATATGTCCTTCTCAATCTTATTAAGGGATATCATAATCATCCTGATGAAATAGAGGCGCGTCAGTATGAGAACGAAAAACTGACCCCTTTAGAAGAGAAGTGGCTCCATGAAGGGGTTGTCAATTTAGACGATTTGGACACTTGACAGTCCTCTTATTTTTTGATATAATATGCACATAATTTTGGCAAGTAGCTCAGTTGGTAGAGCCGATGACTGTTAATCATCTGGTCGCAGGTTCGAGCCCTGCCTTGCCAGCCAATATGCGAGAGTGGTGGAATTGGTAGACACGCTGGTTTTAGGTACCAGTGCTTCACGGCGTGAGAGTTCGAGTCTCTCCTTTCGCACCAAATTATTATGATCCAGTGAGAGTAGTATGACTATGAAGGCAGGAAAGATTTGGGGACAGACAGAACTCATTCATGCGAATGGCGTTCTAGAGTTTCATCGTATCGAATACAAGAAAGGTTTCAAGTGTTCCGAACATCTCCATGAATATAAGTGGAACGGTTTCTTCGTAGAGTCCGGTGAGATGATCGTGCGCGTATGGCAAGATGACCAAGACGGTCTTGTCGATGAGACCATTCTACGTGCGGGAGAGTTCACTCAAGTCAAGCCAGGCAAGATTCACCAGTTCGAAGGTCTCAAAGACGGAGTTGCATTCGAGTTATATTGGGCAGAGTTTAACCACAACGACATCGTCCGTCGAACCATAGGGAGTAAGTCATGAACGGAGATCCTCAAGTAAGAGCAGACGGTCGAACTAAGCCGGATCGTTCGTGGTACCCTGAAAACTTTGATTGGTATCTCAAGTGGGTCGCTTCTATTTTGATTTTAATTTCAATGGCGATGCGATCTGCCGGACCAGATTATCGCATGTATGACTTGACAATCGGGTTCGTAGGCATTATACTATGGACTTGGGTATCAGTTATTTGGAAGGATCGCGCATTGATTATGCTAAATGCGGTTTCCTTGTTTATGTTAGGCACAACTATATTGAGAGAATGGTAATATGAGTAAAACGATTTATGCACACACTCCACCTTATACTAATGAGACGGTAGAGTTTGAGAGATACTCGAATGGTGTAACAATGCGAGAAGCTGCTGATATTAGTACTGTGGACTATAAGTTTAGTGAAGGTAAGTTGATTGATGAGTTCAAGCAATATATCGATGCCACATACAATCAGCACTATGCCAAAGACAAGTTTCAGGCGACTGAATTTATTGTTGACGGCGGTCATGGTACAGGGTTCTGTATCGGTAATGTTTTAAAGTATGCGCAACGTTACGGTAAGAAAGGAACCGATAACGATGCGCGTAAAGATTTAATGAAGGTTTTGCATTATGCGCTTATTCAGTTACACGTTCACGATAATAGTTAGTTTAGTTTTAGGCGGTTGTGCTTCAAGCGGTGTAACTAACACATATCGCTATGGTGCAGATGACTTTAAGTTCCTTGTAAAGGAATATGAGAATCTAAGCCCAAAGGTTAATTTTATTTTGTTGAAGAACCAAGCTGAGTACGATCATGTTCGTAAGAAAAAGTTAGGTGTAAAGTGGGATTCGGTGAGTGCGTTTGCTCTATGGATTCCGTCAACGGGTGAGTGTACAATTTATATTAAAGACCCTGAGTGGCAATGGGAACCAGAGTTGATTGGGCATGAAGTTGCTCACTGTATCTGGGGAAGATACCACCAAGGTAAAAAAGGATTGAAACCATAATTATTGGAGCGGTAGTTCAGTTGGTTAGAATACCGGCCTGTCACGCCGGAGGTCGCGGGTTCGAGTCCCGTCCGCTCCGCCAACTTTATAAAAAGGATAGTTTATGAGAGGTAAGGCAGAAGATCGCCGTCGCCGTGAAGGCGCACTAGAGAGACTCACAGAGTCAAAGTTCTTTGAGAAGAACAACAAGAAAGGGGTTGCTCGAACTGAGCAACAGTGGCAGAAGCGTAAGGACAAGGAGATCGAGATTCTCGAAACTTATCTTGGTATTCGTCAACCCGCTAAGAAGAAAAGAGAGGAGATTATCCTCGGCTAAATATCGGGGAGGTTCCCGAGCGGCCAAAGGGATCAGACTGTAAATCTGACGCGAAAGCTTCGGTGGTTCGAATCCACCTCTCCCCACCATTTAGTCTCGGAATGACTTTAAACTTGCACTGGTCGTTACGCCCGTCACCTGAGTAAGTGGAAAACTGCTCCTTTATTACGGGGATTAGCGCAGTCTGGTAGCGCATTCGCTTTGGGAGCGAAGGGTCGTAGGTTCAAATCCTACATTCCCGACCAAAGAATAAGGGTCTCATTCCCCTTTACAAATAACTGAATGAGTGGTGCCCAGTAGAGCAAACAGGTTTGGGGTGTCGCCAAGTGGTAAGGCAACGGGTTTTGATCCCGTCATTCGTAGGTTCGAATCCTTCCACCCCAGCCAACTTTTCTACGCGGGTGTAGCTCAGCTGGATAGAGCGTCGGTCTACGAAACCGAAGGTCATAGGTTCGACTCCTATCACCCGCGCCAGAAAGTATAAAAATTAACGAGGGATGGCAGAGCGGTTGAATGCACCAGTCTTGAAAACTGGCATACGTTAATAGCGTATCTAGGGTTCGAATCCCTATCCCTCGGCCATTTTTTTGTATAAATACATACAACTACCATCAACAGATACTATTACAATGAAATCTTTTAAAACATTCTTAGACGAAGGCGTAAACGATCCAGCAATCTTCAAGGCAATCTTTCTTGCGGGTGGGCCAGGTTCTGGTAAGTCATTCATCGTCGGTAAGACAGGTCTGACTTCTATGGGTTACAAGGTTGTCAACTCAGATGACGCATTCGAAGCTGCTATGAAGAAGGTTGATATGGATATGACTCCGGACAACATCTTCTCTCCGAAAGGACAAGAACTCCGTGGTAAGGCAAAGAAGCTTACAGGGAAAAGGGAAGAGCGTTATCTGAAAGGTCGTCTTGGTCTCGTAGTAGATGGTACTGGTAAAGACCCAGATAAAATTGCTGAACAGGCAAAGAAAGTAAAGGCCATGGGTTACGATGTCGCAATGATTTTCGTAAACACAGACCTTGATACTGCTATCAGCCGTGATGCAAAACGTGCTCGTACCCTAGGCGAGAAAGGTGTTACTGAGTATTGGAAAGCAGTACAACGCAATATCGGTAAGTTCCAACGTATGTTTGGTAAACCTAACTTCTTGGTTGTAGATAACTCTGAAGGTAAAGACTACGAGAAAGAAACTCTAACTGCATTCCGTGATGCTAAGAAGTTCACTGACAAACCTGTCTCTAAGAAGGCACAGAAGTGGATTGATGCAGAGAAGCAGGCGACCAAACGAGTTAAAAATAAATAACCATTTACCCTTGACAAGTCCTCATATCTTATAGTATAATTCCTTTCTAAATTGAAAAGAGTATTTGAGAGGCTCTTATATTATGAAAAACCTACTATCTGTAGTATTATGCACGACCGTCCTTAGCGCCTGTTCGGGTGGCACTTCGGATTCCGCACCAGAGCCAGTGGCGGTGGCACCTCTACCCGCACCAGAACCGACAGCACTTGAAGTCTCTATCGGAGAACTTAAAGAAATTATGGGAACCACGTCACCTACAGGTTCTTATGAAGGATACCTGCTACCTGAGAGTGACGACTTCCTAAACATCCCCCAAGACCCCAGTAACCCAATCACTGCCGAAAAGGTGGAGTTGGGCAAGTTCATTTATCATGAGACGGGAATCACATCTACCGAAACTAATAAGACAGACTTGGAGAATACATGGTCATGTGCATCTTGCCACAATGGTCAGAATGGATTCAAGTCTGGTATTCGTCAGGGTATCGGTGAAGGTGGTATCGGATTCAATCATCGTATGCTTGCTGAAGGAATTAATCCAGAAGATGCTGATGTGCAACCAGTAACATCACCTACAGTACTGAATACTGCCTACCAAGAAGTTATGCTTTGGAATGGTCAGTTCGGTAATGAAGTTGGTGGTATTGTGAACATAGGTATTGACCCAGATCGTCACTTCACGGAAGGTACTCCGAAGGAAGCCAACCTAAGAGGGTTGTCTGGTCTTGAGACACAGGCAGTCGCGGGTCTAGGCGTTCACCGAATGAATGTGGAAGAAGGTTCTATACTTACCACCAATGAGAAGTATCAGATGATGTTCGAAGCGGCATATGGCACATCGCAACCGCACGATATGTTAGAAGCTGCCGCACTCGCGATTGCCGCATACGAGAGGACTATCCTTGCAAACCGCGCACCATTCCAAGAATTCTTACGCGGTAATGAAGATGCACTGACAATAGAAGAAGTTGAAGGTGCAAAAGTGTTCTTTGGTAAAGGTAACTGCGCTGGTTGTCATAATGGACCCGCCCTGTCATCACCCGTTGGTTCTATGGCAACCGAAGTATTCATGACACTTGGATTCCATGACCTAGACATGTGGGACGACATTATTGGTGAAGTGCCGGATGGTGTAAGAGAAGGTCGATCCGGATTTACGGGTGACGATATGGAGAAGTATGCGTTCAAAGTACCGCCACTTTACAACCTTATAGATACTACTGTATTTGGCCATGGCGCATCATTTACTAGTGTAGAAGAGGTCGTACGATATAAAGTTGCGGCAACTCCTCAAAACCCAGATGTAGAGGTTAGTGACCTAGACTATCGATTCACACCACTTGACTTGACTGAAGAGGAAATCTCTAACCTAGTTACATTCTTAGAGACAAGTCTATACGATCCTGAGTTGATGCGATATGTACCGACAGAGCTACCAAGTGGTCTGTGTGTCACTAATAATGATGATGACTCACGTTCCGAATTAGGATGCGATTAATGAAAACTGCGGATATAGCTCAGCTGGTAGAGCACAACGTTGCCAACGTCGAGGTCGTCGGTTCGAACCCGACTATCCGCTCCAAATTAGATAGATATATAAATAAGGAAGGTAAGATTTAGGGGTTATAGCTCAGTAGGGAGAGCGTCTGGTTTGCATCCAGAAGGTCGTGGGTTCGATTCCCTCTAACTCCACCAGTTTCCCCACACAGTACAGGGCTCGGTACACGAGATGAACAATGCGCCAACCATCGCGCACTAACTTAAAACTGCGATCTCTCAAAACGTGCATGTGAAAATGCCAAGCAGTTAGTTACGGTTCACCGACACATAAAGTACCCTTCGGAGCCCTGTACTTGTGGGGATTCTTATCACCAGAGGTAAATTATGTTAACGTTTATAAAATGTTTCTTTATGATAGTAGGTATAGTAGTTGTTGTAACTAGCTTAGTCTCTTATATCCTTTTAGAAAAGGAACGACGTGAGTTAGAAAAAAATGACTCTAACCCATTAAAATAAATTAACAAATATACTTGACAGATACGTTTTAATAACGTATAATATACTATTAAATTGATTGGATTATATTATGTTTGAACATGTTCCTGTGAACTTGAGCGAGATGACCGCCGTGACTACGGACCAAGGTCGTAAATACAAAACACCCGAAGGTGTGAACTTACCTTCAATCACTACCGTACTTTCTATTCTCTCTCGTGATTCTATTGCGAAGTGGCGTGCTCGTGTCGGTGTAGAAGAAGCAAACCGAATTTCAACTCGTGCATCTGGACGTGGAACCCGTGTCCATGAAATAGTTGAAAAATATATCGACAACAATGAGAGCTACCAAAATGGATATACTCCAGATATTATTAATTCTTTTCTTGATCTTAAACCCATTCTTGATGATCGTATTGGCAGAGTATATGCACAGGAAGCACCACTCTACTCCAACCATCTGGGTGTCGCTGGGCGTGTGGATTGTGTTGCTGAGTTTGACGGTCAGTTATCTATCATCGATTTTAAAACATCTATGAAACCAAAACGTCTTGATTGGATCAAGAACTATTTCATGCAAGAATCTGCCTATGCAATTATGTGGGAAGAACGCACAGGTCGTCCCATCACACAACTTGTCACTATCATATCCGTAGACAATCATGAACCACAGGTGTTTATCGAACACCGTGACAACTGGGTTCGTCCTCTACGTGAAACTATCGCTCAATATAATGAAGAAAATTCTCACAATTCCCTTGACATATAAATAGAATAAAAGTATACTAACCATATCTTAATTACTAGGGAATTGATATGAAAACTTTTAAAGCCTTCTTATCAGAAGAGGTCGGTGTGTCCGATTTTCCGGACGTATTCGGGGACCTTCCTGTTGAGAAAAAATCCGAAAACAGTAAGACCACAGTATTTGTTGTTCGGTCAGAAGACCGTCTCACGGACAGGGATGAGATCGCTCGTGATCTAAACCAAGCGGGTGTCAAGGCAGAAGTTCGTGAGAAGTCTGGGCAGTCAGTTGACCCTATATTCATTGATTCTGGTTTCGATACCAAAGTAGTTATTCTGGTAAAACCTAAGTCCGGTGGTATCGGTGAGACCACTCTAAACGCATCTATTACAGAACTGTTCCCTGCCATCGCGTGGGAAACGGGTTACACGATGACGACCAGTGTACAAGATTTCTATGATCACCTATTGAAACAGGACCCTAAAACTCTAACCTGTGTTCAACCGTCCGATGCTCAAGCGGCAATCGATACCATCCAGAAGGCGTCTGAATCTTCCAAGTTCACTGAGAAGATGTTGAACGCGATGGGTGTCTACAAGTATCTGCAAGAAGAAAACAAGAACAAATCAATCAAACAGGTCTATTGGGGATATCGTGCAAAACCTACGGGTGTCCCTAAGAACCATCCCGGCGATATCTTTATTGAGTTTACCGATGGTGCAATGTTGGGAGTATCGCTCAAAGCGGGTGGTAAGAAGACCAAAGAACCTAAACTCAACACCTACGTCAATCCTATCTTCACGTCCTTCAAGAAACAACGTAATGTAAGTGTCCTTCGCAGACAACTGCACACCGATGTCTATTCTAAGATACAAGGTATGCCACCTAGTGGTGCATATGACAAATCCAAGAAACGAGTTACTTCTGGACTACTAGTAAAGTTGAATCGTGATGACAGTACCAAATATGAGGAACTGTACGACAAACACTTGGAGACATGCCGTAAGGCTGTCATCGACCTCTTCAATACGGATAAAGATAAGACTTTAGACTATATCCGGACAGAAATATTAAGAGACGCACCCGATGTTCCTACTAAGGTTATTAAAGCAGTAAAGGACGGTTTTGAAGAGATCACTTCGAATGATGAACTAGGCGTCTTTTTGCCTATGGTAAAGTTTGTTCGTGCATACCCATCTACTACATCAAAACAGAATTGGTTCATTGAACTAAAGTCGAAAGATGATAATGTGACTATGGAGATGTCCATACGAACTAATAAAGCGGGTAACGCGGGCCAAAAGAAACTGGGACAATTTTTTAATTTAGCAGTCAAATATAATTCATTGAGTACATAATGGAAAACTTCGCAAACTTCATAACGGAACAGAAGAACACCCACATGACTCACATCGAGGACAAGGTCCTGTACGGTGGAGTTTCTGGTACGCGTGAAGCTATCAATGCGTTACGTGGTTTGCGAGACATGTTAGCGGGAAAGGGTGCGGGCAATGTATCTGTCAAATGGGACGGTGCGCCCGCAATCTTTTGTGGAGAAGACCCTATTGACGGTAAGTTCTTCGTTGCCAAGAAAGGTATTTTCAACAAGAACCCAAAGGTCTACAAGACCGACGCAGACATCGACGCGGATACGTCAGGTGATCTGAACTCTAAGTTGAAAGACGCACTCAAGTATTTACCATCCCTAGGAATCAAGGGCGTCATACAAGGTGACTTTTTGTTTGGTAGTGGCGATGTGACTACCAAGACCATCGATGGTCAGAAGTACAGTGTGTTTCATCCAAACACCATTGCATATGCGGTACCCTATGACCAAGCGAAAGAAGTACGTGCTGCTAAGATCGGTATCGTATGGCACACAACATACACTGGTGATACATTTGAGTCTATGCGAGCAACATATGGTGTGGACGTATCGAAGTTTCGCAATTCTGTAAACGTATGGTCACAAGATGCGATGTTGACCGACGTGACCAATGCGACGATGAGTGAACGCGAAACCAAATCAGTCAATGATCTACTGACACAAATCGGTCGTCTATTCAAACAGACATCTGCTACAACACTGAAGGCGCTAGAAGATAACCAGAACCTTGCACAGGCGATTGAGACTTACAACAACTCGTTTGTTCGTGCAGGAGCCTTACTCCCAGACTCAAGAAAGCATGTTACTGGACTGATAAGTAATAGACAAGCTTACTACACAAAAGAG